GTTCTCTGGGCCTATTGCTGTTTTTGTCAGTGTGTTTCTCATCTATCCACTCGGACAATCCTCCTGGTTCTTTGCGCCGTCGTTTGGTGTTGCTGCGATATTTAGATTCCTATTATTCCTACAGGGTTTCCATAACTGGACGCTCAACCCGTTCCATATGATGGGTGTTGCTGGTATCCTGGGTGGGGCACTACTCTCAGCAATTCATGGAGTGACTGTCGAAAACACACTCTACGAAGATGGTGAACAAGCAAATACTTTCAAGGCTTTTGATAGTACGCAAGAGGAGGAGACTTACTCGATGGTTACTGCGAACCGTTTCTGGTCACAGATTTTCGGTATTGCTTTTAGTAACAAGCGTTGGTTGCATTTCTTTATGCTCTTCGTTCCCGTCATGGGTCTCTGGACTAGTTCTATCGGTATTATTGGACTCGCTCTTAATCTTCGTGCTTACGACTTTGTATCTCAGGAGATTCGTGCAGCGGAGGATCCTGAATTTGAAACCTTCTACACCAAGAATATCCTCTTGAATGAAGGTCTTCGTGCTTGGATGGCACCAGTTGACCAACCACACGAACAGTTTGTATTTCCAGAAGAAGTGTTGCCAAGAGGCAACGCACTATGATATACTTCAGAGACCTCCGGGTCTCTTTTTTTTATCTCTAAATAAAAACTATTATGACTTATACAATTTATTCGCGAGATGGTTGTCCTTATTGCGTTAAAATTCAACAGGTGCTACAGTTGGCAAAGTTGGATTATAAAGTCTATAAACTTGGTGAAAACTTTTCGCGAGATGAGTTCTATGAAAAGTTTGGTCATGGTTCAACTTTCCCTAGGGTAGTTCTTGGAGAAGAACTTCTTGGTGGATGTTCTGAAACAGTTAATTATTTACGGGAGCAGAAACTGGTCTAATGGAAAAAGAAAATCTCACTGAAATCTACGATCTTGTCGAACATGCGATAGAGAATGCTTTTGAAGGTCAGATGAACCTCAAGTTCTATGATTATCTGAAAGCAAACAAGGTAAAAAAATATGAGATTGATTCTTTCAATGAGAGTAGCACTGCACATGAGATTAGTGAACTTGTAATGGACTTGGAAGACTATCTTGAGGGTGGTTCTGATGATGCCCATAAACAATTACGTGAAGGGTATGGACACATTCCAAAACCACAGGCACGGAAAATTAAAACTTACCTATATGGTATTCTAGAAGACGCTTGGAAGTATAGTTATGACCGAAAACCCGGACGCCGTAAAAAACCCACTAAATAATGACGAACCCCATATTAATCGGGGAGTAGAATTGCTACTAAGAAATAGGAGGAAGACAGAACCACCAAAAACTTTCCAGGTAAAGTTTGGTAAGATGGTTTCCTTTCTCCGAAGAGAAATTGTTTTACATTTCAACTTCTACTTGGACATTAGAAAACAGTAGATTTCTGGAGACGGACAATGTTAGCAGTAACTCTCACCATAGGAACTTTAGTTTCCATCATGATGTTTTTTGTTGGAGGTATGGTAGGATGGTTGGCCAAAGAGCATGTCTATCAGACACAACCAGTCTACACTCATCCAGAAATGTTTGATGAGAACGGTAATGTTCTACCCGATGAAATTTTAGCAGTAAGATTTGAAAACAGCTATGACGACGAATACGAAGATGAAGAAAATTAAACTTCCTCCAAACCCTTTCTTGCATGAGATCTTTGAACTTACATCCAAGCAAAGAACGAAAGCAAAGAAAGTTGAAATTCTTAGGGAGTATGTTAATGATGCGATGAAGACTATTTTCATCTGGAACTTTGACGAGACTGTGCTCTCTGTGCTCCCTCAAGGACCTGTACCTTACAAAGCCAACGAAGTTCCCGTAGGAACAGACCACACGTCTCTGAGGCGCGAATACAAGCACCTCTATAACTTTGTGAAGGGAGGCAACGATTCCCTCAACGGTCTCCGTAGGGAAACAATGTTTGTTCAGATTCTTGAGGGTCTTCATCCTGAGGAAGCAAATATTCTTTGTCTTGTTAAGGACAAAGCACTACAAACTAAATATAAAATTACATATGATGTTGTAAGGGAAGCATTTCCTGATATTCAATGGGGTGGTCGTTCATGACAGTAGCAGTAGAACAGGAGCAAGAAATGACCAACGGAGAGGAAACTGGAAAATGTGTCAACCCCTCCACATATGGATGCCAGATTCTACAAGAGAAGACTACACTAGAACAGGCAAATGATAAGTCTCTACCTAACGATGCCAGATTGATCTGGTATGTTGTTGATGGTACAGAGTATATCGACTTGACTAGATGTAAGAAAACATCACAACTCTTTGACATGTACTATGATAATTATGGTCCTGGTGCAGTTAAGAAAATTGATTTTGGATATGGTCAAATGAATCCTAAACTCTGGGGTATTAAACCAAAGACAGAAGGAAAGAAAAGATGAGTGATGGATTTGATGTTAATATTGAAATGCCAAGAGAGGACATTGATAAACTTCTGAAGAAGTATAAAGGTCTGAAGAAATATCAAAAGTCTAATCTCTTTGCTATCAAGACTATGGATGGTACTGAAAATGTAATCAGCAAAATGGTACAAGAAGTTGAAGATGATCCTATTTGATTAAATGAAACATGAACTACAAACCTTATTCTCCTGAGTGGCACAGGTATAGATATTTGAAAGAAGCAATTAGCAAATATCTGGATGACTATGAAGACAATCAAGTTATTATGAATGATATCTTGAGCGTTGTATGTGATCGTTCAGAAACCGCATATAAAGAGTTTAGTAAACTTAACGACCTAGAATCAAAACTGCGTAACTAAAATGCTTTCAACTCAATACAGACTCCGACTGGAGTTTATCTGTAAAAAGATTGCTAACAAAGAAGAAGTCAAACTTGAGGATATGATTTGGGCAGAAAAATTGTCCAAAGCAAATACAACTGCTCGCGAGTGGTTGAGAAAAGCAAGACGACATGCTGCTCAGGATATCCAGGAGGGTAGTATGGATGATTTTATGAACCAGATGGGATTGGGTGATCCAGATCCATCAAATTATAGAAAAGGATTTGACAGTGCTGATGAAATTGTGGACTGGTTTAAACAAGATAAGCCGGATGATTGGAGGCAACGTGACTGAGAAGAGTGTTCCTAGATGGAGATTAGAAAGAATTGCTGAAGAACTTGGTGGTGAGATTCACTACCAAGATGTCATAGATACTCATGGCAAAAAAGCAAAAAGAATTATTATTTCATACAGAGAAAATGACTGAAAAGATTACTCCTGAAACATATGAAAAAATGAATGAGGAGTTTCTTGAAGAAGGTATTCCTTTTCGTATTGAAGTTCCTACTCAAGAACGAATTGATAAATGGAAAAAAGAATCTGAAGGACATTACATTGATTATGATTTTGAACCAGTAGATTTAGTGGCACAAATGTGGGAAGAGCATAATAAAAAAGAAAAGGAGAAGAACAAAATGCAAGCTCTTGTATATTCTAACGGTAATCAAGAATGCGAGAGGGCAGAGAGTCTTCTCATCAGTGTTAATCAAGATGTAAGAGTCTACTTATTAGATGAAGACTTTACACAGAAACAATTCAACGCAGAGTTTGGTCAAGATGCAGAGTATCCTCAGATTTCTGTTGGTCTAAATCATAGGGGCAACTTAAAAGAAACCCTTCAGTACCTTAAGAGCAAAGAAGTTTTATGAATGACGATTCTAAAGATGCTAAACGTAGGAGAGCTCTCAATCTCTTCATTGAAAGTGTAATTAAACCAGACCATGAACTGCGGGGTGATGCTCATACACAAGAGTGCTTTAATGAACTGATGGAAGTCCGGCAAGAGATTCTATCATACCTCAGAAATCGATGACTTGACTAAATAACTACAGTGGTCTATAATAGACCTGTACGTTCATCCCATTAATGGGACGCAAGTAAGTCGCGGAACGGATCGTTCATCCGTCTTCGGGCGGACGCAAACGACTAAAGGAACGGACCTAAAAATCCAACTACTTTAGGAGTAAACTTATGAATACCCTTCAAATGATTAAGAAGCAGATCAACAAAGCATCTGCACTGCATGACGCACAGATTACTCACACCTCATATCGTGGTGTTAAGTATGAAGTAAATTGTGCAGAACATAAAGAGACTCATGGTACATACTGCTACCGTGGTCGCCTCTATACCAAGTGATTGACTTACCAACTGAATACTGATATGATGGGAGGGTAACCTCCCATTTTTTGTATGGACAAAGAGAGACTCAAACTCATTGTGAGAAATCTAAAATCTCTTGTTGACGTTTTAGAGAGTGAAGTTTATTCTGATCCCGCTGCATATGTGGATAAGCGGGAGAACTTTGACGACGAATTCTATCCACTTGCTGATTACGACGAAGTATTTGAAGACGATGACAACTGATAGTATTACCAAACTGATTAGCGTAACGCCAGACGCAGAGAAACATATGGCGTACTGTGCCCGCGTTTCTAACCCCTCTAACCAAGACAATGAGAAGTTCTCTGGTCTTCTTAAGTATTGTGTGAAACACCAGCACTGGAGCATCTTTGAGCAAGCATACATGACTCTGGAAATTAATACTACCAGAGGTATCGCAGCTCAAGTGCTCCGGCATAGGAGCTTTACATATCAAGAATTTTCACAACGCTATGCTGATTCTTCCCTACTCGCGGAGACGATCCCTCTACCTGAACTACGGCGTCAAGACACCAAGAATCGTCAGAATTCTATTGATGATATTGACCCGTTTGTCCGTCAAGAGTTCCAGATCAAAATGCAGAAGCACTTTGAAGAGGGAATGAAACTCTATAAAGAAATGCTTGATG